CCACGTGAACTTTCTTTTACAGCTACAACGTCAAACTTACTTCCGTTTTTAAAGACTACTTGGATATAATCTCGTCCACTTAAATTAGTTTTACCTTTTCCCCAATCAATTTCATTTTTCATTGCTTGAACTAAATCACAGATTTCTAAAATCTTCTCGCTGGCGATGCCAGCGGCCTGTTCTTTTCCTCCCGAAGTAATAAAAACCTTAATTCCAGGGTATAGAATACATTTTAACATCATTAACATTACCGCTAAGAAGGATTTACTGAAGGCCCGAGTAAACGTGCCAAAAAAATATCTATGTCTCATAGCCGCTCTAATAAACAACCTTTGATAAAAGAAAAACTCAAATTTACTATCCTGTTTCATAAAGTCAATCATTAAATCTGGATATTCTCTCCAAAAAGATACGTATTCTGTGGCCATAGGAAGAATTTTACCAACTCTTTCTTCGGTAAGGACATCCTCTCTTTCTTTTTTGAATTTTACAAAATCAGAATTAATAGGAAATACCGTTTTACCATAAACAACCTTTTTTGGTCTAGCCATCTATATCTACTCCTAACATCCTAGCTTCCTCTGTTGGCCCATCTTCTCCACCCAAGAGCTGACTAATTACTTCTTCTGATGTGGCCAAATTTTCATCTAGTCCGATGCTATTTTCGTCCATCTCATCTTTTTCTTCTTCGAGCTTGATTAGTTCTAGTCCTTTTTCAACAAGAGAATCTAAGTTTAATTCTGTAGCCACTAAGTTGCGCACATATCCTTCAAAGTCGGCTAATGTTGCATCAACTATATCTTGTGGCTCATCTTTGTGATAAACAGGAATAAATTTCTTCTCTTCACACAAACGCACCAATTCAGAAATACTATCTACGTATCTATCTTCAGAACGCTGTTGTGAAGCAGTAAACTTGGCCGATTTCATCATTCGGTCATAAATATCAGAAAGCTTTTTATATTCATCATACATTCCAGCATCAATTAGACTGTGCATTCTCATAGATATTTTACAAATCTGTTTCAGATAATCTTCATGCGATGCTGTTGTGATATCATAGGAGCCGTGCATTTCGCCATAAAAAATTTCCAGTTGTTTAAGTTCATTAGGCTGATAAGCATCGCCCCATTTTTCTCTTAACTGGTCTAGTTCACTTTTATTTAATTTATTCTTTTCCTCTTGGTTCTTTTCATTATTTTCATCTTTTAACAATGCTTGAAGTGCCTGTTGTTGGGTCATACCTTTTGAAAGCATTTCATCAATACCTTCATAAAGTTTTTCTCTTTCGGCCTTTTCTTCTTTGTCGTATTCATCAGTAAATCGTGGTGTATCGGCATAGGTATACTCTTTAAACTGAGTAAGTTTCATTTTCCCAATATAACGCCCCAGTACAGATTGGTTTGCTTTTGGGTTTCTTGTAGTTTGATTTCCTTTATGAATATATTCATATCGGTCACGTAGACGATTCCATTCTTCTGGAATAAAAGGAATGTCAATTTCTTTTAAAACATTTAATACAGTGGAACGAGAATTCAAATTAATCAATGAAGCTACACAAGCCTTGCATTTCTTCATGGGATTCCCATTTTTGTCTACGTAAAAATCATTTCTTTTATAAAACCGTTGACAATGTTCACACTGAATTTTTCCGTCCAGGTTATCGTCTCCATATAATGGAGCATTACTTGCTACAGAATCACCTGGGTCAAATTTTGCCATATATTTTAATCTCCCTTCTTAAAAAAGTTAATGCCCAGCCTTCTTAATATAAAGACTGGGCGAAAAACATTATTCTATTTTGTCATTTTTTCGGCTAGGTCGGCCACAGGTGAACGGTATACTTTTTGTAAATTAATATTGCCAAACAAGCCCGACCCAGAGAATACTTCAATTAATTTTAACATACCATTATTATCGCCCTCGTACATCCAACTATCTAACTGAGTAGTAGGGTCTCCTTCGATAAAAATTTTACATCCTTCTGAAGCACGTTGAATGGCTAACTGCATTAAATCCTTATTCAAATTCTGAGCTTCGGTAATATATAAGGAAGAATAGGCGCTAACTTCATAACCTCTAATATCAGAAACAGGAAGAACTTCAATTACTCCATCTTCCATTAGTTGCTCTACACAACTTGGGCCGCCTTGTGCATCAAGTTTTGAAGCTAAGATTCCTCCAATGGATTCTTGCATTAACTTAAGATTTCTATCCCCTTTATAAAAACCTAAAGTTTTTGCTCCTCGAGCCTTTTCTGGGTTGACAAATATTGTAATCTTCTGAATTTCTCCTCTTTCAATCATTTCAAACTGCTTAGCTAACATAATTAACGTTTTACCACTTCCGGCAGGACCTGTTAATAACGAAATATCTTGTTTTCCTACCATATCAAAGGCTAAGAGTTGAGCAATATCGTTTTTCTTGGGGCAAATACCCCCAAACTCTTTTGAACTAATTTGAACTCGTTTTTTAGAGCTGTCTAAAACTTTTTCAAGACCGCAATTAGTTAATCGGAAAAATGAGATTGGACGACCATAAGAAGTTAACACACAATATTCGCCAATACTAATTCTATGTTCTAAACATAAAGCCATTGCCATTTCAGCGTCCGTCATTTCATCTTCGTATAGCTGATTGCCAATCTCAAACACTTGATAACCATTAGAATATTTGTCGGCCGATTCATGATACTCTTCTACTTTTGCGCCATTAACATTTGCGATAGTAGCCATAGAAAGGTCATTTGTTACAATGCCGTTAATTTTCTCTGTACTATTTAAAGCTGTCCAAATAATATCTCCATCTACGGTAGAAGGGTCGTAAGTGCTTCTTTGAGGGTTATCAGTGCTTAAGAAATGAAACAGTTCAGGTTTCTCTCTTAACATTCTTAAACCATTTCTTGCTTCAAATCCTCTTTGGCCATCGGCCGATTTCATTCTATCAAGTTCCATTAAGGTTCCAATTGTGACTCCTAATGGTAGGTCGTCTTTAAAACGTTCTTGTAAGCTAGATACTCTTTTTGTTCCCATCAAAATATTGGTGTCTAAAATTTTCATACGGCGGCCCCTAGTCTTTTTTATTTCTGCAACTTTTGCAGACGCTGTAAAAATTACTACTGCTAGTTCTGTTGATACTAAAATATCTATTGCTTGCTAATTTTATCTGTTTACAGCGAGAACACTTTTTATATTCGCCTTTCAGCTTATTCATAAATATATTTTCAACCCATTCTTCAGTAGCTGTTTCGGCAATTAATTGAGGAATTTTATTGCGATAGAGAGAAGAAATATATTCTTGAGTGTGGTCTATTCCAAACTTTTCAATTAACCCTTCTCTAATTTCTACATTGCTTGCTCCTACTATTTTCCAAAGAAGGATATATTCTAGGGAGGGCCGAGAAGTTAATGTTTTCTTAATCAGCCTATCCAGGTCTATTAAAACCCACTTAACATCTGATTCATTATTATCTCCAAATTCTGATTTTAATCCAACATAATTCATGATTAACGCCAATACTTGTTCTGGGTCTTGCAAATTCATTGTGTCGTAGTGAATCATCTCCTCAATATTAGAACCATTTCCTCTGCTAAAAATAGGTTGGCGAAAAGCGTTTTTTAAAACATATTGGTCTCGGCGCATTTCAATAACCATTTGCTTCATTTTACCTAATGTTTTTCGAGGAATGCCTTGGCCATTATTGATTCTCTCTTGTAATCTATCAATTTCATTCCTTAATTGTCTAAGGCCAGGAACTTCCTCCAAATCCTTTTCAGTAATTTCTACTTTTGGTGTTAAAATAACATTTCGGTCTTGCTTAATTAGCTGATGAAAAGCACTTTCTCCACCTTCTAATTTTTCAACTAAACCTTCACGACTAGTCTCTCTTTTGTTAACCGTAACCATTCTATTCGGAGTAATAATTTCTCCTCTAGTTTCTGGTTTAGTGCCTTCAATAAGGTAAGACGCAATTTTTTCCCTTTGGTATTCAGAAACATTTTCTTCGCCAACTTGGGCTATCTGCTCATTTATCCACTCCAGTCTTTCGTCATATGACTCTAGTGCATCATTCAAAATTACTCCCATTAGATCTCTTCTTTCTTTTCGGGTCCCCACCCTTTATTATATTATAACATACTATTCTTTTCTTGTCAAATCTTTTTATTTATTTTTTTCTATTTTTCTTTATATTTATATTATATCATATGTTTACTATAATGTCAAGGAAAATCTTATATATATTTTAAAATATTTAATAAATAAATTTATATTTATAATATAACATATTATGCTTTTAAAATCAAATGGTCTAAATATTATAATATATATATTTCAAGATTCTCTATATATATATTATAATATAAATCTTTATCCTTTTCTTTTTTTGGACCTTCGGTTCAAGAAAAAGTACCAAGAGCAAGAGAAAAAAATAAGACTAAGATAAGATACAAAACAATCTGTATTCTAATTTGGCCTCATCTTTACTTCTTTCATCTCTCTCTTGGAGCTTTTTTTGGACCGAAGGTCCAAAAAAAGAAGTGTTTATATAATATAATATAATAATACTTTAATTAGATTTATTCTAGTCTGAGTATAAAAAAGAAGGAAGAATATTTATGTATTCTTCCTTCTTTTTTCTTGACTTTTATATTTAGAATATGATATAATAATATTATAAATTATAAGAGAGAAAGTTCCCCACCCTATTTCTTTAATTCATCCACTTCGGCGGCCAACTGCTGAACGGCACGCCATAAATAAGAAGTTAGAGCGTAAATATTAATTGCCTCTCCTTCTTTATCAACAACTTCTTCTGGGGCCCCATGTTCAATAATAAAGCCCAACTGAGGAGTTGCTTTACTGTCGTGTTTGTAAGTATATACTTCAGGACTAACTGTCTTGACAGTGGCCAATGCGTCTTTGTCGAATACTTTAATTGGGTTTTTAAACTTGATAGAGGAGCGGTTAATCAATCCATCCACGCTCAATCGCACATAGTTATTTCGTTCTGGGTTGGCCCGGTTCAAAGTTCCTCGGTAGCCGTCCATAACTAACACCTGTTTTGCTTGGGCATAGTGGAACGCCACATAATCATTTTTAGCACCGCCATCGCCCCAGTTCATTAAATGTCCCGCTGGGAATATTCTTAGAGCGGTATTATTTCTAGCCGTACCTCCAAAAGTAATTGGGTCCATTCCCACGTTGACAGAGCTTCCGGCACTAAGATCGTAAGCGGCATGTGTCTTGTCACTGTTTACAAAGAAGTATTGTAGCAAGTCGCCCCCTTGACCGCCGCCACTTCTAGCGCCAAACCATAGGCCGCCATTTCTTG